TGACCAAGGCGGCAACGGCAACGCGCCAGTGCAAGCGGGCGCCCCAGCGGCCCGCGCCCGCGGGGTCCGAGGGTGGACCTGGATGCAAAGCGCACCTGCCTACGCCGGACCGACGCCGTACAACAACTGGCGCGACACCTACATCGTCACGACCCAGACGGTGGTGCGCCACGACCCGGACGGCGCACACGCGTGCCAAGGCTCCAACTGGTTCGACGGGCAGCGCTGGGCGCCGTTCGAAGAACGGTGCCCGGTGTGCGCGCGGCCAGCGCGGGTCAAGCCGAGCGAGCGGCCGCGAGAAGCAGCGCGGTCGACGATCCTGGCAGGGCTCGGCGAAGGAACCACGAAGGCTCACATCCTCCACGGGTTCCCGCCCCAAGTCGCCTGGCTGGCAGCGTGCACCTCGGGGGCTGTCTACACGCAGGTGATCCAGAGCCCGGGCAACTACCACATCGCGACAATCAAGGCGTATGCCCGCGAAGCCAACATCGCGATCGACTGGCGCAGGGGTGATCTCGCCGACCTGAGCCGCGACGATGCTCGCAACCTCGGCTACAGCCCTTCGTTGTGCGTGTGGAAGCTCGCCCTCCTCGACGCCACCTGGGCCGACTGGTGCCGCAAAGTCGGGATCAGGCACGTGTCGGCAGTCTACCTCCACTTCGAGACGCTCTTCGGAGAGGACAAGGACTACAAGTGGTGGGCGAACGGCTTCGGCAACCGTGGCTACGCAGCCACCGGCGACCGGGTCAACGACCTGGGCCACCTGGCCTACTACCTCCCGGGCGGCGAGCTCAATGTCGAGAAGCTCTACTCGAGCGCCCATGCCCAAGCCCTGAGCATGACCGTTGACAGCACCGCGCGCTACGACCTTGCGGAGACGGCTGGCGCAGTGGGCAACGTCGCCCCGCCCTGGGCGGCCTGGGCACCCAAGACCGGCGTCGAAGAGCCCGAGCCGGCGAAGTTCTCGTCGATCCGCGCCCGGAAGACGAGCGACAACGACTATCGCGTCCTCACAGACCCACTCGACGCGAAGTTCGGCGATCCAGCCAGGAAGGTCCACGGCCGCGTGGTTTACTACAACTGGTCAACCGCCGCCTTCTTCGCCCGCGAGGGTGAAGACCGCGAAGATCTGGGCGTGGCGTTGCGGACGACGCCGCACGCGAACCGGCGCGCAACCGAGATCGCCATCCGCGAGATACGTCGAGCGGACCAGGCGGGCATTGCCGACGCTGCCATGCACGTCCTCAACAGCCGGCCCAAGGTGTTGAGTGGGGCATCTGCCGTCAAGGCCATCGCGAACTACGGTACCAAGGCCGTAGACTTCGCAACCAGCCTCGCGACGTCGAAGAACCTCGGCGGTGCCGAGGCACGCAACGCCACCGCGACGTTTCCGGTCGCGTGGGACTCGGTCGACGTCGACATCGACGAGCGTCCGGTGCGCGCCCGCGGCCCAGTCCCGAGCGGCCCGACGGTCGAAGGGTTCGAGTGCCACGCGTACGACCAGACGCTCTCGAACTTCGTGGCAGGAGTGGCGACCCGGACAAGGGAGACCAAGACGCCAGCAGGCGGCCCGCTCCGCGCGGCATTTGCGGACTACTGTTGCGCGCAGATGCGGTCGATCGGCGCGAGGGCACGCGAGATCGTGGGCGACTGCGAGCTCGCCGCGACCGAGGACACCGTCGAGATCCACCTCCGCGCGAAAGGGATCCCGATGGACGAGGTCGAAAGGCACAAGGCCGCACTCCGCCGCGTCGCCGCCTCCGAGACCGTCATTGAAGTCATCGCCAAGCGCCAAGGCATGATCAAGGTCGAGACAGCTCCCTCGGGGGGCGACCCCCGCATCATCATCATGCTCCCAAACAAACCCGAGGCCAAGGCGGTGATGGCGAGCGTGATGTCGGTCATCGTCGCCGCTGTGACAGCCGCGGCGGAGGACCAAGGCGCGGAGCGCGCGGACGGGCGGACCCGTTTCACCCAGCCGCGCAAGCTGTCGGACGCCGAGATGGCGCAAAGCCTGGGCGAGACGAGCGAGAGCCAGCCCCACGCTCTCGGGATCGACGGCAAGCGGATGGACAGCTGCAGCGACTCGACGTTCCTCGAGATCACGCGACGCGAGTATCGCACAATGATGGACGAGACGTGCCGCGAGGTCCACGAAGAAGCGTCAAGCAGCAACGTCTGTGCGAAGCGCAACGACCGTTGGGGCGAGCTGCAGAAGATCATCCTCACGAAGCTCGAACAGCTCGACAGCGGCGCCTTCGACACCAGCTGCACAAACGCGCTGTACACGTGGTTTCGCGCTGCCTACATCCTCGACGTTCTGTCAGAGGCAGAAGGGCTCGAGTCCGAAGGCGACGGTCCA